CATACGTTGCCTCCTCTACATCTTTCGTTGACTGCCATAAAGCATACATTCCTCCAGTTACCAGCAACAACCAACCTATAGGGTTAGTTGCCAACATTACCTTTATTGCCTTTCCAAGGTTCTTCATAACAAGAGTTGACGCTATACCTGCGTTTCTCCAGTTTTTTAACGCAAGAACCCCTAGCCCCAATCTTGTTGATAAAAGACCCATTTGAAATGTCAATGCTGCAATCAATTTACTATGCGCAGGAAGATTCATCAAAATCAGAGCAACCCTAAACGCAATATAAGCCTTAACAACTTTTTTAATTGTTTCGACATTTTCTCTGATCCATCTTATAGATTCAATCAGCGCCGTAACAACTCTCTTCATGCCAATCGCCACATCTATTCCGAACCTGCGAATGGCTGGCGTTTCCAACTCTACTATTAACTCTTTTATTGCGTCCTTAATTGTTCCAAACAGATTACTTGAATTTCCCATTTCATTTAGAGTTAATTGCCATACCGTAGTCAACCTGGCTAATGAGCCTATGTATGTTTCCATTAGTGCTATTGAGGCACCGCCAAATGTTAATTCAAATTCCGCAAATAGTTTCTCTAGAGCCGGTTTCGCAATAACCGCCCCTTTTGATATTGCCCCAACCATATCGCCAACGGACATATTCATGCCACGCGCCAAAAGAACCATAGCTTGCGGAACGGCCTCACCCATCTGCTGACGAAGCTCCTCCATACTTATGACGCCCTTACCGGCCATCTGCTGGACCGCAATGGTGGCTCTATGTAGAATGTCACCAGTGCCGCCAAATGCGGATACCGCGTCTGTGAGGGCGTTTAGTGAGCCTGTTGCGGGGTCTATTCCAACTGATTTGAACTTTACCCAAGAATTAGTTAGCTCCTGGACGGCAAATGGAGCCTCTTTAGCGAGTGTTATTACCTTTTCAAACTGTTTGGCGGCGTCTGTCGCCTTCTCTATAGCCGTAATGCCTTTGCTCATTCCGGTCAGTAGAACGTTTAGACGCTCAAACTCGGCGCTGACGTTAGCTACAGCCTTAACAAGGCCACCAGTGTACTGCCATACGGTTCTTACCGCCTCTCTCAACAAACCCAGAGTTACTACGGTGTTTCTAAATGCCGCACTGAGATTCTTAACGTTTTTCTGATGTTTTTTAACCTTGCCATCGGTCTTGCCGATCATAGCACCAAGGCTCTTTAGGGCAGCGGTGGAACCTTTGACTTGCATCTGGAATTTGTCGTCATCCAGTGTCAATTCTACTTCCAGCTTAGCTACCGTTGCTGTCACTTTTTACACCCTTAAAATGTCATGTTTCTAAGACCTTCCAGACCCCTCTTGTCGAGTTCCGGCGTCACCACCGTTATCAACCCTATTTGACCCTTCAACTGCCTGTGCATATCCTCATAGCCTTCCTTACCTTGCGAGGCCACAGTTATATCAAGTTGTCTTATTCCATCTAAGGCTTCCAGTCTTGATATGTTCTTCTCAAGCAGCCAGAACCTCTTTATTGGCATGGCTAAGACTTCTGTTGTTGCTAGGGAGTACGACCTGCACACTCTAGAAAACAAAAATCCAAAATCTAATACTACTGGGCCGGTGTCACCGTTTCGTCTGTCACCACCGTCGTTAAGTTTCCCGCTTCTTCGGCCTCTGCGACTGCCGTTTCTGCTCCAGCAGCGCCAGTGTCTCCTGCGAATTTAACCAGCTTGGTTAATTTTGTGAATGACAGTCCAGCAATGTCCTCTCGTGGGCATGTCGGGAACTGCCTGGTTAACATATCAATCATGCTATCCAACACCTCGGCCATCTGCTCCTCGCTAGGCTCACCGTCAATCTCCTTTTGCTTTTGGGTCATATTCTGCGCCCACACAAAATCAGAGACGGACATTTCTGCCATCTGATGCTTACTGCCGTTTAGATTGATGGACACCCCAACATTATCAGTAAGGGCGTCGAGATCGAGAAACTTCGTGGTTTCGTTGGTTTGGTCTGTCATTTAATGCTCTCCTCTAAGAGTAATATGGTTGTGGCGACCCCTTATGGAGTCGCCACATTTTCAATCATTAGTGCGTATCTTACGCCGATGTATCGCCAACCTGGAACAACAGACCACCGAGGGCGTCATTCGGGTATGCGTTGAACTCGACGCTGTACAGCCTCTCTTCATCCAGCTTGTACGAGAACGCCAAGGCTCCGGCAACTCCAGCCAATGGGACTGTAAAGTCTTCATTCAAATCAGCGCCAGCCGATACTGGGTGTAGCTTCAGTGTTCCAGCTATTGCCAGAAGGTCAGTAGAGACTGCCGTAACAACATCAACCCTTTTTGTTCCGGTTGCGGCGGCGGTAGTTTCAACAACCGTGTCGAAAGCGCCATCGCTCGCCGTTGCCTCGATTGCGATGTATGTGACCCCAGAAGTTCTCGCCGTCAATACAAGCTCGTCTGCTACAACGGTCGCATCCATTGCTCGATCAGGGTCTGCATTGACCGCCGCTGCCAGTCCATTTGACAAGTCGACCTCGGTCGTACTTGTGGTAAGAAACTGATAGTTTCGCCCGTTTACCGTGATCATATAGATCGTAGCATTTACAGGTGCTGCTTCTGTGAAAGTCGTAACCTGCTTGGTCGCATTATCAGTAAATGTCGAGCCCGGCATGATTCGATTGAGATTCTCAAGAGTCGTCTCTGCCAATGGGCAACGTACAACACAAGTTCGACCAGTAATGTATTCTTTGATTGGTGTGTTTCCGAACTGATCTACCATAGACTTATAGGTCTCGGTGGCAACCTCAACTTCAACTCCACCCTTGGTATAACCAAGATCGATACCGTTGTAAACTATTGTGCAAATGCCGAGCTTGACATTGGTTGTAGATGACGACATGCGTTGTATCTCCTAGCTATGTGCAGAAATTGATGTCAAAGGATACCAAAAACTCAAGGTAGTCGCCCTCTGAAACCGGAAAAACCATTGGAATAATGCGAGGACGAACAAAATTGATAGCCAAACCGCCGTAAGTCCCTGTAATATTGATAGTCAGGGCGGTCGATAGGGCGTTCGCAAGCGCTTCACCTTTCGCATGTTCCGTAGACCTTACAATACCATAAAACTCGGTCGATATATATCCCGGTAACTCGTGATCCAGTTCGGTGCCTAGTGCGTTATCTTTAAGTAATATACCCTCACTAATGGTGGAGGGCATTTGATATGCAAAAATATCTCGTGATCGTCCATTCCAGGTGCCTATCCCCTGTTCTTCAAGGTGTGCGCCGATGTTCTCTAAGTAACTCATTTTTCAGCCTTTGTTGTAAAATTAAATCTGACCACGTTCCATTGCTTCCTTGAAAATCTTATCAAACCTTCTGTGCCATTTTTCCTCAACTGCGTCAATAGTTCTTCCGAAAAACACCCCACCAACATAACTACCCTGTGGTGATCGCTTGACTCTTAATCCGGCCAATCTGCGCTTATTTACAGAGGACTCTCTCGCCCTTGACTTTTTACCTATTCTTTTGAAATCTCCACCTTCTATCTTCTTTAAGTATACCCCTACTGTAAGATTCTTGTTTCTTACCTTTTCCTCTTCCCTAACGTATACGGTCCACTCTCTCCTGCTTATTCTCTTTATTCTAATTGCTCTGGTTAATGTTCCGCGCTTGACGGGCGCGATCATTCTAGCTATCTCGTGTATCTCTAGTGCCGCTGACTTTAGCCTGTTTTCCAGCTTCAGAGTTGACCTTCTTCCTCTAGATTTCAATCTCTTCTCTACAGCATCGGCTGTAAAATTAGCCTTTAAGCCCATACTATCAGGTCAACCTGGTCATGATCTATCCCTCCCCCTAGCCTTACTTTTGGATCAATAGAGATTACTCTAAGTGAGTGCCCATGAATATCAATCTTATCATCAATCTTGACTGTACCGTGAGCAAACAACAGCCTCGCATCGGCAGTTTTCTCGCTGGCAGACCCCCTGGACGCAGACGAATCGGTTCTAACGGAGGTTGGTCCAGACAAGGCAGATAGCTTTACAACAGCGCATCTTGCCTTCCTGGAATTACCAAGCTGCTCAGCCCCATGTCTATCATGCCCTATCGTTTCTGTGACAGTGCAGTCTGCGTTAGGTTGCATTCTCATAATATTATTGTATCACCGCAACACTCTTTAAGCTCCAAATCCACCAAATACCACCGTTGGGCCTTCATTGTCCTGAATTAGAATCACAACACCAGAAGAGATTATAGCATCTATTTGCGGCATCCCCTCCGTACCGCTAAAATTATTTATAATACCGTTGGAAACTACGGTCTCTATTGATGTTGCTCCGCTTAATTGTTTCAACTCATAAGCGCGGACAACACCGGACGATATTATCTCCTCTATCGTAACAGCGCCTTCTAACAGCAGAGGCCCTTTTTCTGCTACACCAGTTACAGAAATCACCTCTATTTCTGGTGATCCTACCAATCTCTTTACTACCTTTATTTCACCGGAAGTTACTATTTCTTCTAATGTTGCGACGCCAATAGCTCTCTTAATCAACCTAACAACGCCAGATGACACTATCCCTTCTAACACTGGCGTTCCGAATGCATCGAGTGGTGCAAATACCACTGAACCTGACGCGGTTATCGCCTCAATTATCGCTGCGCCAATGGCGCGCTTTATCTTTACTATTTCACCAGATGATGTCGGCCCTGTTATTGACGGGTCTCCACTAGCTGTCTTCAGTGGTGATACTACTGCCGCCGTGACAACCACTATTTGGCTTGCCAGGTGATTCACGGTAGCCGTGGTATTAAGCTTGATGCTTACTGCGGTGTGAACCTCGGTCGCTACAAGAGAAAACAAGGAGCCAGTGTTCATTGCGCCGCCAACAATGTCGGCCTGATTGGCTTCGTGAACAACCCAGCTATCCACCCCCACATTGGCAGGCGTGTTTGTCACGCCTCCAGTGGCGGTAGACACATGAGCAAAAATCCTATCGCCAATCTCCATGTCAATGGTGTAATCATGGCCAGCGGCGGATGTAGTCGTACCAGTCTTGGTTAGTTCGTGAGACCCTACCTGAATTGGGGCCGACTGATCTACACCTGAAAGCTCTGCTATAAGGCAGTCTGTGTTTATTAAGTCTGTGTTGACGGCAAAGTCGTATGTTCCGGGACCCTGCGCATTGCCATCTAGGTTGTAGCCATAGAACGCCTTAAAAAACGGGCTGCCGGGGCCGTCGTCTAATACCGCACTGTTTACTGCGAAATTAACGCCCCCAATCTGATGATCCGATATTGTACTGGCACCGCCGTTATTATCACTACCAAATCCCAGTGATAGCTGTAAGCGATTGGAGCCGCCGCCGTTTACAGACGGTGCGGCATCCCCATTATCGAGGATGGTGGTTAGTAATTCTATATTGACAGCCATCAGCTAGAGCCCTGTACTGCGCCGATGTTAATGTTCGCATCAGTCGATAGCCATGTGTTGCCTAAAATGTCCTTTCGAATATCTAGGCCGTACATGTCCTCAAAGTCTTGGTAAACGGCATGTTCCGTTGTGCCGTCGATCGCTGCGCTACCTGACCCGGGAACAAAGTCCGCGGGATTTGTCCCTGCTGCATTATTAAAGCCGGGGTCGGTTTCAATCGTGTTCGTTTCTACAGTTAAGGTAAAATCATCAGCATAGGTCAGCGTGTCGGCGGGGTCGAAAAACATAGTATCAACCATCGACGTAGATACATCGCCGCTGCTATTAGACCTCATCCACCTTTCTTCACCACAGTCATAAAAGATATTGCCTTGCGCATCTATCGATGTGCCCCCCGCTGGCTGGAAGGTGGCAATGTAATAGCCGCGATTGGCGCGTATTACGGTGTTATTTACAAAATAATGTTGAAGATTATTCGAGGTGGCATCTGCGTTGAAATTTACCCACAAAGCAGCGGCACCGCCTACATCATAGACAACATTCCCTATAATTCCAGAGTAGTTGCTGGGCTGATCACCGGCAGACCGAATGCCACCACCAAGACCGAATGATCCGGTCTGTGTAATGCGATTAGCAATCGCCCAATGGTAGCCGGTCAATGGGCCCTCATCGTCATTAGGGAGTATGATCGCGTCTTCTTCAGTCTCGTAGGAGTAGTTCTCACTGGTGATAACGTGATAGCTGTTCTTGCAGTCCATTATGTTTTCTTTCAGCAGGCCGCATGTGTTACCTGCAAAATAAACATAGTGAGAACGAAAGGCTGGATTACTTACCTCTCCAACTGGGATTGTGTTCTCGGAGTTCCCTACTTGACAAGCGTCCCCGCCGATATTTGTGAACGTATTATTCAGGCACCATAGATAGCGATTTCGCCACAAAGGCCGCCATGCGTGGGAGTCTGAGCTGTTCTTAACCCCCGGAGTAGTGCCAGCAACGGCACCAAAAAACCTACACACGTTATTGTAATAAACATGGAACTCAGTTGTTGTTCCGACGGGACTGGATATGGCGAAGGCACTACCGCCCGTATCAATTTTCCAGCCATACTGACCCCCATTCCTGTACACCGTGTACTTAGAATCAGTAAGCGAGATATTGCCCCCCTTCCTGTTTCGTACCTGCGATTGAGTCTCAGTATATATGCCATCAAAAATAAGGTGAGTGCTACCGCTTATTGACAATAAGTCGGTCTCAATTCGAGGCTTATCAATACCAATTACCCAGCAAATATTTGAACTCGTGCCATTAAATTCTAACGAGAAACTATCGGCAGACCACTGGGCATAATCATTCTTGTAGTCGTTGTCCTCGTTGGTAGGCAGAGGGTCATTCTCACCATAAACAAATATCTTTGTTCCTGCAGGATAAGGGCTGTTGTTAGGCAGCCCTACTCTCGGCCTGCTGGGTATACCGTAGACCGTTCCGCTAATCGCATTATCGCCCTCATCAACATTCGTGGCATTAACGTGATATCTGTCAACCACGTACTCATTCGCTGTAACCGTAGCGTTCGGCGTCGGATTAGCCACCGTAAGCGGATCATAGGTACCAATCCATTCGTGATTGGTGAAGTTAGCCCCTGTCGGCAGGGTTGGCATGATCGCGGACGGAACAGGACTTGTTGGTGCTGGAACCCCAATAAAGGAGGACACTATTGGAGGGGGGGCGACGCTTAAAAGCCCACTGTCACTAAATACAGGAATATTCCATGTCATTGTGTCAGTCCCAATCTTATTGGCTCAAGATACCCCATCGCTCTCATTACGTCCCCATGATCCTTTTCTATTATTTCAATCCACTTATTCTCAAGCTCACTTTCCCACCTTGTTCCTCCATCATTAAAAAATGTCCGACCATCACCCGAAGACTCATTAAATCCAAACTCTTTCTCTGATTTTCTTAGCTTGGTTATATCCACAGCCTTTACAGCCGCGCTAACTATTTCAACATTGACGTCCTGACCCAGAAATTGCATGACCTCTGTCAACTCTTTATTTGTGTCCTTTACCATATCCTCATACTTCACGACATGAACTGGAAAATTCCTCTCGCTTACCCATGAGGCCACATGGTTTGACCAACTAGAGATCAACTGGATTGCGTGTTCACCTTCCCCACCAATTGTGAAGTTTTCTGTTCCCATTGCCGTTGCTGACTCTTCTATTGTTGTCTTAAAAAAATTTGAAAAAGACATTAGAACCGAACGTGGGTCTCTAACTACATACACGGCCTTATTTGTAAAATCCTTTGGTATACAATGCGGCAAACCATCAGGTTGAATATTTGCGAAATGCGTCTTTATCCAGGTTGGCTTTGTCAATCCGGTTACTAGATTTAGAACCGCCGCTGGCCGAAGCTGCATTTGACCTCTAAACCCTAGCGCGTCGATTGGCACTGGTGAGACTGACTGAACTACTGCCGAGCCACCATCGCCAGCAGATATTCTCAAGTCATTTATATCTATTATGCCGTTTCGTCTGTAAGCCTCTAACAGACATCGCAACCACGTATTCCCGCTCTTGGGATACGAGGACATCCATACTGCGCCTTCTCTCTCGTTATCCATAACGAGAGATTAGGTTACGTCTGGAGTACCCGCTGGAACCGTGATGCTCAATGAGGCGACCTGAATTACATCAGTGGTCACAACTACATTGTTTGACATCGTAATGTCCGGCGATCCTGACGGATTAACACCCATCAGAACTCTCCATAGCGCGCTTGTGTCTGTTGAATTCAGATATATTCCGAGTCGAACAACTGTACCTGCTAATGGCGAGGCGTCCTCAACTGCCGGTGTAACATCAAGATCGACAACACCGGCAGCACCAGCGACAAAAGGCGGGTTACTTAGTGCTGCGGTTGCAACTTGAACCGCAAACCCGGAGGAATAAAGTCTAAGAAATGCCGTAGACCCTAGGTCTGTTACTATGGCCGCTGCCAAAGTCGTTCTTAATGTAGGAGCTAACTGCATTTTTAATCCTCGCTTACTTCAAGTGACGTAATGTCCATTCTTCCTTTGATATTGCCATTCTTATCTCTGACAATAATCTCCCCACTAACCTGAACATCTCTCAGATCAGAGTTTGTTAAACCCTTTAATTCTTCAAGAGTTATCGACCTTCTCTTACTTTCCATAATTCTCTCTAATTTGTTGGTTCTACTATCTAATAGATATTACGCGCCTACCGCTGTAAATACAACTGTTGGCCCTGCTGAGTCCACCGTCGCATCTATATCTACTGATAACGCTACGCCTCCAGACTTCGTGCGAAACTCTAGTGCGCCGAAATTTATCGCTGCGCCGTTTCCACACGTTAGCCCGGAACCCTCAGCTAAAGCAAGTGTGCGCTCAGCCACACCGCCACCTGAAGACCAGGTAAAATTATTGACCCCCTCTGTGCTGTGGTTCGCAAGAGTCACATGTGATATTCCGCCGTTATTGGTCCAAGCCGCAAGGACAGCTAATGTCAGAAGCGTGTCACCAAAAGTCTGACCAGTGAAGTTAGCGCCATCCAGTGCTATGTAGGCACTACCAGATGGGGCGTTGCGCGCCCAGAATGAATCCTCGGCGTCTGACTGATTGTTACCGGAGTCTTCCACTCTTGCTTTGAAGAAATTCTGATCTCCCGGTCCATCTGATACAATCGGTGATGTCCCGATGGCCTCTATGTAAGACCAACCAACCTGGAATGAAATTGCAGTCTGATTACCGCCACCTGCAAATGGATCGTTTTCAATAGTTACCTCTGAACCACTCGGCACTGAGTCCAGAATGTAAAAACCATCAGTAATAGTCGCATGAGACAAATACAGTGCGTCACCAGCAGATAGACCTGTTGTGGAGCCTATATTTAATCTGTCTGTAGTGTCGTCATATGTGGCTGTTGTTCCTGATAACAGAACTGTGGCGGCTGGAGTTAAAGATGACCTTACAGAATTTGCTCCTGCAAACCCAGAAGTCTGATCCAACCATGCCTCTACTACCTCCGCAATATCAAAGCTTGATGCTGCGAAGATAAACTGGCATTCTAGTCCATCAAGAATCGGATCAGCGGCTGAGCCGCCAGCACTGTTTACCAAAAGAGCCATAGTTTGTTCCTTACGCCTTCAGCGCCCAAATACCATCGGAGATTTCGTGCCTCTCCATAAATGTCTCTCGACTTTGGCCGAGCGCCCGCGAAAAATCATGTGGACCGGCAGAATCTTTATTTGCCTTGTCCAGAATCTCATCGATCTGTTCCATCGATAGCGGTGTACTGTGTAGCCTGCGAAGCGGCTTTGGGACCGCATTCAAACTCTTGAAATCACTCAACCTTTTCTCCTCGCTCTCATACCGATGTACTTATTAATATGCGCAGAACACCTGGAACACATAGGCGCATAAGGCTCACCTTGGTCTATCCAGATGTAAAATTCTCTCTGACAGAAGCAAGTGACTCGTTTCAAAAGGCTTGTCATATCAGAACCTTAGTTTATCACACAAAAACTTTTGAGGCATCCACTAAATTGCTCTCGACCATGAATTTGATAATATGCGATGGCCTTATTAAGGTCCCGTCCAAATCCTTTGCAAATATCTGAACGCTATATATCCCTGGGTCTGTAAAATCGGTACTCAAAATGTCGAACAATACTGTTCCTGTTAGTAGATCGGAAATCTTAGACACCCCAATGGTTCTGTGCGCTATAGAGCCGTTTGGTCGCTTTATTATCCCCTTAACCTCACCTTCCTCAAGATTCGTCATATCTATTCCGGTCTTGATAGAAAGTGAAAATCCGGTTTCACCTGGGTAAAAAATTTCTTCCAATACGATGTTTGACATTACTCTATCCTCTACTTAAAGTGCGGCTCTTGCTGAAGCGTTATTTGTCGATTGAACATACTGTATCGCATAACCCTCAACCACCTGTAACGTTAACGTGGTCAAGTCCTCCCCGCCAATTGGCGACGCCACTGCCCCAAAAATCGTATGGTTGCCAATGATATCTCTTACGCGACCCTCTAGCTCATAAGTCTGATTGACAACACCAACAAGAGGTACCGTTATTCTCCATACGTCATTGTCTATTGACGGTGTTTCATTTGGGACCGCAATACATGGATAAGACAGCCTGAGATTGTCTGAGAGTCTCTTAAGAGTAAAGAAGCCATCGTTACCATCATAATCCTGAACGTAGTCTGTATCGAGAATACCAAGCTCCTCGCTAGACTTAATTGTCAAGAGCATATTTGTAAAGTTTGCTCTCGCAAAAGTTATGTCTCTGGAGTACCCAACCGACCCAACACCTATAGTTATAATTGGTCTGGATGCGTCAATTTCTAATGCATTCTGTGTCATATCGCAATTGCCTGACTTCCGGGGTGAAAATACTTCATCCTTATTTCTTTTAGCTCGCCGATTGAAACCTCGATTCCATCGGTTTTATGCCCTGGTCTGTTTAGTCTTACGGATGCTCTGCCTTCTAGTACCGCACTTTCAATGATCAGGTCATTAGCTAATCCGTAATAATATTGTGCGCCTCTGGTTTCAAGATAACGCTTCGCACCCCAAATCTTGTTGGCCGAATCTCTGTATGTAAACGCCGAATCACCAAGAACATTCATTATTTATTGCGTTTTACTTTATATCCGAATCACTGTCACCACCGTATATGGCCAGTTGTGATTTTCTGAATATCTCTCTAAACGTCTTGGCGTCTCTACTTAGTTGCTTAACAATATCACGCTGAAATGCCAGGAGATTATCTGACATTTTCGACGTTTCTGACGCTCCTTTTACTGCCGAAAATATTTCATCGGCTATCTTCAACGCTATCTGTCGTTCAGTGTTTGCGGCGTTACTACCTATGACAACCAACTGCTCATCAAATTCGTATTGGGCCTTTATGCTTGGTACGCTTTTCGAATACAAAATCGCTATAAAAGCGCCCCGCATAGCGGCAATATTAAGATCATAGCGGTTCTTAAGATCAATCTTAGCTTGCTCTATGATCCATCGAAGTTTGGTCGCCTGCAACTCCTTCATTTTAAGTCCTTGTTGTTCGCGGATTCCAGACTATATATTTCCCTACATAAGTTAAAGCGTGTCGAGACAATGCCAATGTTAGCGTTGGCCTGGGTCTGTAAAATTGAGACACCTCACCAATAGTAGAGGACTGCAAACCGGCGTCTATATCCTTTTCAATGGCTGCTCCGCCCAAGTGATAATCAGCCTGAACAATTTGAGCCATACGAAAATCATGCTTATGCCTGGAATCAAGAATCCCCCATTCCACCGATGTTAGTGCGTCTAGTGTTTTTACCTGATAGGTGTCATCTGTAAAAATGAAGTGCCAGTTAAAACCTCCGAACCTGTCATACCCTTGAGCCATTGCTGCCTTTTTATGGTTCTCAGAGGCAGCACCCCAACCATCAAGAATTAACTCTCGCGAGTACATCAAGGACTCTTCATACGTTTGAAAGGAGTTAATCAAAACCACTAGCGAAGAACTTTCCTCAATCAAATAGCCCTCGCGAACTATGATCGTGTCACTTGCTGTTGTGATTGTTAGAATAACCGAACGATAACCTCTCACCGTACCTGATGCTAAAGTGTTATTCACACCCTCTACGGATATGATTAACTCACCGGTACTTGGTATGGTGGGGATATTCGTACTTGCTACCACGGAGCCCCCTACCTCATCTACTATCTCATAGTCGAGTGCCACTGGCGTAATTGCTTCGCCCTTGTTATCTACAAGAGGCAAGCTGACGGTAACATCAACTCCAGGTTCGTAAATCTCCAACGAATTTACTCCTCGTCAACATTAAGAATCTGAAGTGGAGCCGAAGACTGCTTGCTTAAAATCGCCGTCATCAATTCGTCGATACCGCGAGCCTTTACATCCAGTGCATCCCCTACCTCTCGGAGGCCACCTATACCCGCATCATCTGCAATAGCCTCAAGCTCTTGCCTTGACCAAACTCGCGGGTCTTCGTGATCGTCACCGGGCTCATGGAACCCTACGTTAATATCTTCTGAGCCGTCCATAGGATCTTCTGATAGTGCGGCGCCATAATCTTCTTCTATTGCCGCCATACGCTCATCTTCAACATCAGACACCCTTCGACCAGGTGAAGAATCAAAGTCGGCGGCAGATACCTCACCCATGCCTTCATCTGCATCGAACGTATAGGTATTTGGACTCAATACCTCTTTGGTATCCGCGTCGATACAACTACAGGACGCGCCCAACAAGAGAGCCATTCGAACAGGTATTTTACCTACAGATTTGCCATCCTTAAATTCATGGCGACGAAGAAACCCAGTGTACGTTGAGAAACCAGGTTGCGTAAGCTGGACGCTAATCAATTTATCGTATGCAGTTGGCATATTCCATTCCCTATATTAGAAAGACAGAAGGGGGGCAGAAA